CGTTTGTATGATCTGTATGAACGTATTGAAATGGACGGCCACCTCACCGGCATTATGCAAAAACGTGTGGATGATACAGTGAACAAAGAACTGTATTATGAAGTGGATGGTAAGCGTGTAGAGGAACTGGATACATTGATTGAGAGTGAAAAATTTCAGGAGTTCATCACCCGTTGCTTTGAAAAGAAAAGCCATGGTTTAGTGGGCTTTGAGTTTTTAATAAGTGATACGTTTGACTTTCAGGTAATACCACGCAAGCATATAAAGCCTGAGTATGGCATCATCAGCAGTGAGCAAAACGGATGGGAAGGTATTGAGTATAAAGATGTGTGGAATATTATGGTGCTTCAGGACATCAGCAAGTTTGGTTTTCTTTTAAAATGCTGCCCATATGCCATTTTAAAAAGCGGCAACCTCAGTGATCTTGCACAGTACATTGAAATATACGGCCAACCGGTGAAAGTGGCCCGTTATGACGGCAATGATATTGAAACCAAAAAAGAACTTCGCAAAGCATTAAAAGAAAGTGGTGCCAGTTTGAACATTATGCTGCCCAACCAGGCTACTATTGAAATCATTGGCGATAACAGAACCAATGGTAACGGGCAGGTGCATGAGTTAATGTTTAAAACATGCGATAACAACATGAGTGTACTGGTGCTTGGCAATACAGAAACCACCGGCAATGATAACGGTGGGTCTTTTGCAAAAAGCGAAGTACACAGTGAGCAGCAAACAAAGATCACCAAACGTGATGTGAAGGAGCTGCGTAACATTTTAAACAGTCAACGGTTTAAAACTATTTTAAAGAGCTACGGCTATCCTGTAAGCCCTGATGATAAAGGAAAGTTTGTATTTGAGAAAGACTTTGATTTGAACAAACTCAAAGTGAAGAAGGATATTGATATTGCCATAAGCGGCAAAATACCGGTGGCTGATGATTACTTCTATGAAACTTACAATATTCCCAAGCCTGACAACTATGATGAAATGAAGGCAAAGATGGAAGAGGAAAAAGCCATAAAGATGAATGGAAATGAAGCACCCCCAAAGCCGGGAGAAAAGAAACCAAAGCCGCAACCTAAAAACCAGTATGATGATTGGGATGAGGACGAAAGAAACCTGTGGCAAAAATTCAAAGATTTTTTCGCATAAGCCCCGTTGTTAGTGCGGGGCAGGTGTATCATGATTTGCAGGCGCAATACGGCAGTGTTTGTAAACAATGCGGCAAAATGCATTTGCCTGTTTTGAGTGCAGATAATGGCCCTTATGATGCTATACTGGATGCTCTTGCATTACAACTGTGGGAGCGTAAATTAAAAACAGGAAACATACCGCAGGAGTTGTTTACACAAACCTCCGGTGATCTGCTCAAAGCATTGGATGAAGGTTTGGGCGATAAGAGCTTTGATATTTTTGATGGCCGTAACTTACTCAAAGCCTACTATCAGCAAAACATCACTGCCTTTAGTGCTGCCAAGAGTTTAACGCAAATGAATTACATGCGTTCTCTTATGGCCGATGCAAAAGACTTCACTGATTTTCGCAATAAGGTATTAACAGCAGGCATTGAATTTAACATCAACTGGCTGCGTACTGAGTACGATACATTTACTGCTGCTGCACAAATGGGCAAGCTTTGGGATGATTATACTGCTGCCGGTGTGGAAGTGTTTGAGTTTACCACCGTTGGCGATGAACGTGTACGTGCCACACATGCTGCATTAGATGGTTTAACCTTTCGTAAAGATGCAACGTTTGTAAAACGTGTATGGCCTCCGCTTGATTGGAATTGCAGGTGCAGCGTAATACCGGGCATTGATGCCAAGATCAAAGAACAAACAGCCGCCGAAAGCCTGGTACATGATGCTGCGGCCAACAAACAATTTCATTTTCATGCAGGATTGGATAAAGTACTGGTGGATGATGGCCATGCCTATTGGGGTGCGTACAACAGTGCAAAAAATGCCAACGTAAAAAAGCAGCTTGATTATAAAAAGAACTATGGCCTTCCCACTGTTGAACATCTGTATAAGCAAATTGCCTTCCCCGCAAGAATTGAAATGGCAAGTGAAGAAGAATATTTGAAGTGGTGGAAGGATATGGTGAACATTGAACGTAGTGATGATTTTCAGTTGAAAGATAAAACCGGAGTGCATGTGTTGTTTGACAGTCCATCCACACCGGGCAATAATAAAGCTGCATCATCTTACTTCAAAGAGCACATACTGCTACGAAAATCAGAGAACAGATGGAGTTATGCCGCTAATCTTGTAGATGTTGTTACTGATAGTGATGAGGTTTGGAGCTACAGAAAAAATTCAAGGGTCTTTCGTGTGTACATTAAATACTTTAATGAAACGCCAATGGCAGTAATTGTACAGGATAAAGAAGGTGTATTAGTTGCTGAAAGTATATATGAACTTACGGCAGACCGTGCAACTGAATTACGCCGTGGAGAATTAGTTTTTATAAAAAGATAACCGTTAAGTTCAAGGGCAGCACTTTTAGGTACTCCAAAAACCTAACGGTTACACCACAAAGATAATGAACCCGCAGCAGTTTAACAAGGAGTTACAGGCCAAGCAGCAGGCGCTCAAGCGTTATGTGTACCAAGTGTGGCCGCAACGGGCAGGCAGGGCCGCTGTACGCTTTGTAAACGGCAATTTCAGGGCACAGGGATGGCAGGGCGGCACATTTGAACGATGGCCACCAAACCGCCGCAAAGGGCGCATATTGGTAAAAACAGGAAGGGGCAGGCGTGGTACCAGTTTTAATACAGCACCCGCACAGGTAAGGCTGTTTAACAGCGTGGGCTATATGGCGGTACACAATAGCGGGTTTAAAGGATCGGTGATCATACCGGCACACCAACGCCGGGTAATGGGTAAAGAGAAAAAGGGTACGGGCCGCTTTAGTGTAAAAACGAGAAAAGAGCGCATGAAAACAGTGAGTACTGTAAAAGGTATGACCACCGTAAAACAGCATAGCCGGAAAATGAATATACCCCGGCGCAAGTTCTTTCCAACAAGTATGACAGACAGCCCGGTGCTTGCAAATGCACTGCGGCGTGAAATAGAACGTGAACTCAAAAACATTTTTCAATAATGGCAAACACACAAGACCTGCTGAGCTTTGAAAGTATATTCCTGCTCCGCTTTCAGGAGTATTTGAAAACAAAAGTTCCTGAACTCAATTACATCAACCAGGACTTGGGCCAACTGGAGTATTACACTATGGACAGGCCTGCTGTAGCATGGCCCTGTGCCCTGCTTGATATGAGTGATACCAATTACACAGATCAGTTAAATAACGTGCAGGAAGGTACTGCTGTGATAGTGGTGCGTATTGGTTTTAATCCCTTTAGTGCCACCAGTAACCTGCAACCTGAAGAGGTGCGTAAGAAAGGATTGTTTTATTATGAACTGGAGCAAAAAGTATATCAGGCATTGCAGGGATGGGATGCAGATGGTTTATGCCAACCATTGACACGCATACGCAAGACTACAGAGAAACGGGAGGAAGATGCTTTTAGAGTGCGTGTACTTGTGTTTACAACCATGTTTGAAGATGATGGTGCGCAAAAGGAAAGTTACAAATTAACGCTGCCATTGGATATTGAAGCTGAGCTTACGCCGCCCAATTAAGATGCGGCCATTTTTTAGCAAAGTTTTTTTCTGCCGGTGATTGCTGTTTGAGTTTATGCAGGTAGCTAACGTTATCCGGCTTTTCCATGATCTGCGGTATAGTGCTTTCGCAAAGCCAAAACTCATGACTGAGCAGTTCAATTACTTTGGGATAGTTGAGGCTTTTGAGACGGGCATAAAAAAAATACCTGTCGAGCAGGCATTCATTTCGTTTTTGACGAAGGGAAGCGTTGCGGCCTTTGCCTTCTTTAGCGGCAGGCGCACCTTCAACAATGATCTCATCAAATAATGTGCGTGAACCCCTCATGGGTATGCAAAATACAAAAAATCCAAATTATTTGGACATTTTGAAAATGTGAAAACCCCGCCGGAGCGGGGTTTGAGATACACTCAATCATGGATTGAGTTTGCCTGTATCC